ACTATGTCACCAGAAGTTTACGGTCAATGGTCGCTAGCAAATGACCGATCAAATTCTCAAGCGGCTTTAAAGAAAGATCGGGTAGGTGTTGAGCAAGACATCATGACTAGCAATCTTTATTCAACTGATGATGAGCGCTATGAGGCGCTTAAAGAGGCGCACCAGCAATATCGTGATGGTTTAGCTGCAATTGATGTTAAGTATTATCAAGGTTTAGAGGACCTGCAAAACCAAACACAAGCTGCATCTTTAGCGGGATATGGGGCAATGTTTGGCATGATGGGTTCAATGCTTGATGCATACGGAGCTAAAGAAAGTACAGCTTACAGAGTTGCATTTGCTATGCAAAAAGGGTTTGTTCTTTCAAGTGCGATATTAAATGCGAAAGGCGCAATCATGTCGGCGTGGAATGACCCATCGAATGTGACTATGTGGCAAAAGATAGCGGGTGCAGCAGCGGTTGCGGTGCAGACCAATGACCTAATGTCTGCGATCCAAGGTGTGGCCTTGAGCGGCATGGCCCACGACGGTATCGACAACATTCCGAAAGAAGGCACATGGCTGCTAGATAAGGGCGAACGTGTTGTTGATAGTCGGACGAATGCTGACTTGAAAGGCATGATTGCTAACCAAAAGAATGGTGGCGGGGATGTTCATATTTCAGTTCATGTCACCGACTCAGGCGTAACAACACAATCAAATCAGTCAGATCAGAAGCAACTCGGTCAAATGATTGGTAATGCGGTTCGTACGGTGATTCGACAGGAGCAACGACAAGGAGGCCTGTTATCTAAATGAGCAATCAAAAATTCACATGGTGCAATGACCTAGACGGAAACTCCCAAACCTCAAGCTTTAAAGTCCTTCAATCCAGTTTTGGAGATGGATATACACAGCGAACGAGTGTAGGGATTAACAACCGGTCAGGCACATGGGCATATAAAAGGACTGGCAAGAAGGCTTTGATACAAGAGATTAAAGCCTTTTTTGATGCGCACAAGGGATCTGATTCTTTCCTTTGGGATTCACCTTTGGATGGCGAGGTTCGTGTGGTTGCAGGGGACTATATGCCTGTTTGCCTGAGTGGTGAAATGTGGTCAATCTCAACGACTTTCACCCAAGATTTCAAACCTTAAATTCAATCAACTTTATGCCCTCAATCGAGGGCTTTTTTGTGGGCGTAAATTATGGCTAAGCAAACAATTAATCCAGGTACTGCACCAACGGGAGCAGGTGGTGATACGTTCCGCTCGGGTTCGGCAAAACTACAAGCGAATGATGATGAGATTTACAACTATCTTGGCGATGGTACGAATTTAAATAAATTGGGAACTGCTGCTTTTAAAAATACAGGCACTCAAGCTGGAAATGTGATGGAAGTCGGGGCGTTTGGGCTTGGTGAGAATGCAGTGTATGTTACTAACGATACTTTGTTATCTGCATTGAGAAAAGGCTTCATTACGATAGGTAACCAACCCGCAATTGTTTATGGGCAGCAGTTCGGAGCAGCGTTTAACGGCATACTTAGATTGCCAACTGCAGGACAAAGTGAGATAAGCGTATCTAGGATCGGGGGCAATACCAATACTACAATTGGTCAAAACACGGATAGAATTATCGTCAAAACAACAGCAAATACACAAGTTGACCCCAACGGTTTTATTAAAAATGCTTCACCTATCGTTAGTCTGTATGCTGATAAAATTGAACTAAATGACGAAGCCAAACAACAGTCTATTACGTTTGAAAAGCTAGGTGTAGGCGACTATTTAATCAAAGACTCATCCGGTTTTGCGCAAGAAGGCTGGTATATCGAAACACCTAAAGATGCGAACGGAAATGTGCTAGTCGCAGTGGTTTATGAGCAGCTTGAAAATGGCGACATTAGTGTTAAGACGTATGATTATATGCTTAACAAGAAAGGGCGTATTGTAGCTGATACTGAAACGCCTTTAGACATTCCTGAAAGCCGCTGGATTGACTTGCGATTGCAAGAACTCCCGCAACCTGAAATTGAAATGCCAAAATCAGTTACACCACCTGACTTTCAGCCTACGGGTTTAGCTCAAGCAGTTGCTACGGTGATGGAGTCCTACCATGACCCTGAACAGTGATTTTCAAAAGCTGTATGTTGATGGCCTGATTACGTTGTTTGAATTGGATGCCCGCGCTTTAGGTGCGGGCATTTTGCGCTTTCACGGTCATATTTCTTATGAAGATTGGGAGCGCATTTATACATCCATTGGCTCAAGTGAATTAATTGGCGCTGACATAGGCTCGATTGGTAAAGCTTTTGATTCTGGTGATAAAAAAGCATGGCATCGAAATATCATCTGGCAGGGTCAGACTTTCGAACCGATGGCTTTAGAAGTATCGGGCTTAGAAATGCGATCCGATGGTAAAGCATCTGCTCCTACATTTAGTATGGCGAATAATATTGGCGGTATTCAAGGCGCAGTTTCTGCTTACTGCTTACAGTTTGGTGATTTTGCAGGCGCAAAACTCAAAGTTATTACCACGCTTGCCAAGTATCTTGACGCTGAAAACTTTAGCACTGGCAATTCGACTGCATCAAATGAAGCCAAAGAACAGCTTTGGTATATCGAACAAAAGACCTCTGAAAATGCTCAGGCAGTCACTTTTGAGCTTTCAAACCCGATTGACTTTGAAGGCCTAAAGATTCCGGTTCGGCAGATTTCCAGTTATTGCGCATGGGAATATCGCAGCGAACAATGTGGCTATACAGGCGCAGCAATGTTTACGGACAGGGATGAACCTACTGACAATCCTGCGCTCGACAAGTGCTCAAAAAGAACAAGGGGTTGTGAGTGTCATTTCGGCAAAGGCAATGTCCTACGCATTGGTGCTTTCCCTGCCAGCTCATTATTTTAGGTGGTGTATGAAACTAACCGCAAAACTTAAAAAAGCAATCCAGTCACATGCTGCTGAAGTTTACCCAGAAGAATGCTGCGGTGTGATTGTGAGTAAAGAATATATCCCGTGTCGCAATATTTCAGACAATAAAGATCAGTTCGAGATCCATCACGAGGATTTAGCCAAAGCAGAGGATTTAGGCGAGATTCAAGCCTATGTACATTCACATCCAAATGCTTCTGCACGTGCGTCTGAGATTGATTTAATTCAAATTGAGCTGCATGAAAAGCCTTGGGTGATTTGCGCTTATCCTGATATTGAGTTTCAGGTGTATGAGCCATGTGGATATAAAGCGCCGCTAGTCGGTCGCAACTATATTCACGGCATTCAAGACTGCTATTCAATCGTGCGTGATTTTTACGAGCGTGAACTAGGCATCAAATTAATTGATTTTGAGCGCGAAGATGCGTGGTGGGAACACAAAGAAAGCAAGTCTTTGTATTTAGACGGATTTGGTGAAGCGGGCTTTGTTGAAGTAAACGACTTGCAGTACGGTGATGTGATGCTGTGTCGAGTTGGTCGTACTGAGCATGTCAACCATGCGCTGATCTGGCTAGGCGATCAGACCGAATTGAAGTCCGAGCAAACAGAATCATGTGTCGGCTCATCAATCATTTTACATCATCCGTATGGCCGCAAATCAGTGCGTGAAGTGTTTGGCTCACAATGGCAAGAACGAGTTGCAAAGGTGGTTCGATATGCTCAAAACAATTAAGCTATACGGCATTTTGGCTAAGAAGTTCGGCAAAGAGTTTCATTTAGCTGTTGATAATACTCGCGAAGCCATGCGTGCTTTATCGGTGCAGGTGCCGGGCTTTGAGCATTTCATGCTACATGCGCATGAGCAGGGTTTAGAGTTTGCAGTTTTTCAGGATAAGCAAAATATCTCTGAAACTGAGTTGGATATGAGCACCAGTGCTAAAGTCATTAAAGTAGTGCCAAAGGTAAAAGGTGCGGGTGGTGCTTTTCAAACCATTATCGGTGCTGTATTGGTGGTTGTGGGGATTGTTGTGACTGGTATGTCCTTTGGTTCGGCGGGTGCGGTTGGTGCTGCATTAATTGGTGCTGGTGTAGGCATGATGGTTGGTGGTATTGCCATGATGCTCATGCCAAAGATTGACAACCAAGACCAAAACCAAGACGGCAACAAGGCAAACAAAGGTTTTGGTGGGGCAGTTACCACGGTCGCACAAGGCAATCCAGTACCAGTGCTTTATGGTCAGCGTGAGGTTGGTGGCTTTATTGCAAGTGCTGGACAGTATCCAGAAGATTTAATGTAAACACTTAAAAACACAGGCGCATTAAGCGCCTTTTTTATTGTCTAGGGAAATGTATGAACGCAGTAATTAAAGGCGCAAAAGCAGGGCAAGGCAAATCAAGAAAGCCAGTGATTGCACCCGACTCAGCACAGTCCAAGACCTATATTAAAATTCTATATGGCTTATCTGAAGGTGAAGTTGAGGGTCTAGCAAATGGCCTGCAATCGGTTTACCTGGAAGAAACACCACTACAGAATCCGGCGGGTGGCTGGAACTTTGAAGATGTGCAGGCTGATTTTCGTCATGGTACTAATGACCAGACCCACATTGAAGGCTTTCCAGATATCTCCTCTGAAACTGCAATCAATGTGGAGCTGAAGTCTGATTCACCTTGGGTTCGCTCACTCACCAATACTGATCTGGACGCTGTGCGCACTCGCTTTAAGTGGGGGCCATTGCGTCAGCAGAATGCTGATAATGGCGATGTTAAAGGTATCACGATTCAATATGCGATTGATCTGCAAACGAATGGCGGCACATGGACAGAAGTCTTAAATACTCAAATTTCAGATAAAACTTCTGCAAATTATGAGCGCTCACATCGTATTGATTTGCCAAAGTCTGATACCGGTTGGACAGTTCGTGTGCGTCGATTAACGCCAAATTCAACATCAGAATATATCAGCGACAAAATGTATGTGGATGCACTGACTGAAGTGATTGATCTGAAGTTAAGCTATCCAAATACCGCCATGCTTGGCCTGCAATATGATGCTGAAACATTTTCTAATGTGGCAAAAGTTGCAGTCGATTTAAAAGGTATTAAGCTTCAAGTCCCGTCAAATTACGATCCAGTTGCACGCACCTATGCAGGCATGTGGGACGGTACTTTTAAACGTGCGTATACCAACAATCCGGCATGGATTTATTACGATATCTGCACTGCTAAACGCTATGCCTTGGGTGATAGATTAACATCTGCAATGTTGGACAAGTGGTCCCTGTATCGTCTTGCACAATACTGCGATCAAATGGTGGATGATGGCAAGGGTGGGAAAGAGCCACGTTTTACCTGCAATGTGTATCTGCAATCCACTGAAGATGCTTATGTAATTCTGAGTAAACTGGCGGGCGTATTCCGTGCAATCAGTTATTGGGATGGCAATTCAATTGTCTGTGATGCCGATATTCCGCAAGACACTTATTTTACTTACACACGCGCCAATGTGATTGATGGCCTGTTTGAATATTCAGGAACACGTGCTCGCGATCGACATACGGTTGCAAAAGTGGCTTGGGATAATCCTGCAAATCACTACAAGACCGAATATGTTTATGTGCGTGATGAAGCAGCTATTGCAAAGCTCGGTGTGCGTATTGCTGAGATTGATGCATGGGGATGTACCTCAGAAGGGCAGGCACAGCGTGCAGGGCTTTGGGCTTTAAAGTCTGAGCAGCTAGAAACACGCACTGTGTCTTTTAAAGTCGGTCTTGATGGTTATATTCCACAGCCGGGTCGTGTGATTGAAATTGCAGATGAGTTGTTCGCTGGTCGGGCCAATGGTGGCCGTATTTCTGCTGTGAGTGCTGACCGTAAAATTATCACTTTAGATCGTGATGATGTTGTGTGTCGTGTGGGAGATCGGCTTGTCGTAAACGGTGAAAATGGCAAGGCTCAGGGTCGAATCGTATCATCCGTAAATGGTCGAAATATCACCGTAACCACGGCATTTGATGCTGTTGCGCCTGAAAATGTCTGGGCGGTTGATGCACAAGATTTGAAGACCATGAAATTTCGCGTCATGAGTATTACTCAGGATGACAAGCATCAGTTTTCAATTACCGGCCTTCAATATGAATCAGCCAAATACGATGCAATCGATTTTGGCGCTTTCATTGATGAGCGTCCGATTTCAATCATCAATCCAACCATTCAAGCGCCTGTCACCAATGTTTTAATTTCATCTGAAAACATGGTTCAGCAAGGCTTGTCTGTTGAAACCATGGTGATTACTTGGGATCAAGCGCAAGGTGCTACAAAGTATCAAGTTGAGTGGCGTAAAGATGATGGCTCGTGGATTAAATTGCCAATCACAGGCAGCAACTCAGTAGAAGTACAGGGTATCTATGCAGGTAACTATGAAGCGCGTGTCACTGCGATTTCAGCGTTTGATGTTGCATCTCTGCCAACTTACTCAATGCTGACTACGTTGTCAGGCAAGCAAGGTTTGCCGCCTGCCCTAGCTAATATTGCAGCAACAGGTATTTTGTTTGGCTACCGTTTAAACTGGTCTTTCCCTGCGACTGGTGCACTCGATACTGCTTATACGGAAATTGAGATTGCAAGCACTGCAAACGGTGCCAATGCTGCGCAGCTGGGCTTGTTTGCCTATCCAACAGATACACACGTAATTCAAGGTATGCAGCCAAATTTAAAGCGTTATTTCCGTGGTCGCCTGATTGACCGTATTGGGAATGTTGGGCCGTGGTCGCAATACACAAGCGCAACAACCTCAGCCGATGCATCTGCTGTGCTTGATATTTTGTCTGGAAAAATTACTGAGTCGCAATTACACCAAAACTTGCAAACCAAGATTGATAAGATCGACACAATTGCGGGGCTTGATGGTGATATCGGCAATTTGATTGACAATATCACAGCAGTACAGACTCAGGCAGACCAGCTGAATACTGCATTAAATCAGGAGACCCAGCAACGCATCTCGGCAGTACAGGACTTGAATGATGGTCTAACTCAGGAGATTGAAGATCGTCAAAGTGGTGATACTGCTAATTTAAACGCCTTGAACAATTACAAGAGTAGCAATGATCAGGCGCTTGCCAATGTTCAGCAGCAGGTGAACACAGCGGTAACTGCAACATCTGCAAATACGCAAGCAGTGCAAGCGCTGGATAGTCGTGTAACTACAGCAGCGAGTGACGCAAGTACTGCAAAAACCAATGCAGCCACTGCATTAAACAAGGCTGAGACTGCAACAACTCAGGCTGGATCAGCAGCAAGTCTAGCTAGTCAGGCCAGTGCAATTGCAAATCAGGCAGCCGATACAGCAGATACAGCAAATCAAACCGCTGCAACTGCTTTATCTACTGCGAATGTTGCTGCAACTCAATCAGGTGCCAATGCAACACGACTTGATGCTATTACATTAGAGTTAGGTGATAAGGCTAGTACTGGCGCATTGTCTCAAACCGATGCAAAAGTGGCTGAACATGAAGGAAAAATCAGCGCCAATACAACCAAAATTGATGGTGTATACGCACAAGTCAATCCGAAGTTAATTGGTTCAACTGAAGACCTGATTGGATCAACCGAAGGCTTTGCGGGTACATGGACTTTGCAATCAGCAATGATTGAAAACGATATGGCTCTGAGTCAGCGTATTGACACTACAGTTGCTCAGATTGGAGATAATACAGCGCTCATTCAGGCTGAAACTGTTGCTAGGGCTAATGCGGATTCCGCATTGGGGCAGCGAGTTGATACCCTGCAGGCTCAAGTGGGTAATGATCTACAACAGAATCTAGCAACTATTCGCTCAGAAATAAGCGTTTTGGCTGGTGCGGATTCTGCCTTATCATCACGCGTGGATACTGTTCAGGCATCAACACAAACGGCTCAAGCCACAGCGGATGAGGCACTTGGCAAGGCGAATACTGCAACGCAAAACATCGCAACGGTGCAAAACCAAGTCAATACATTGACAACGCAACAGTCGGCTACTGCAACCCAGATCAACACTCTGCAAACTTCGGTTGGTAATAACACAGCGTCGATTCAAACCGTGTCTGAAAGTGTAGACGGCTTGTATGCGCAAAAGTACATCAAGCTTGACGTAAATGGAAAGGTCGCAGGTTGGGGTGGTGCCAATGATGGTAAAGAATCCAATTTCATTTTGAACTTTGATTCATTTGCGATTGGCTCAGGGAGTAGCACTGGTTATTACCCATTCATTTTCCGCAATACTCCTTTTACTGATCCTGTTACGGGTACGGTGTTTCCTGTTTCAGCTTACTTGAAATCAGCAATGATGGACTATCAGTCTGTCAAAACTTCGCATATTGAAGATTTAGCGGTTAAGACTGCAAAGATTGATGATTTGGCGGTGACTACTGCGAAGATTGGCGATCTACAGGTTGATACGCTGAAGATTAAAGATAACGCTGTTACGGTGCCAATTGCCTCGTACAACGATACGCCAAATACATGGCCTTCAAGTATGACCGCGCGAACTCCCGGCACATACGCAGGAGGTACTGTAACTCTGGATGATACCTCGAATGCCTTTGGCGACCTTATAAGCATCACACTGAACAGGTCTGGAGGTAAGTGTCGCATTGAAGGTAACGTAGAGTTTAAAAATCTACAGGCAGTAGTATGGTCAAGCAATCAAACCGCCTTGGCAAATTCAAACCAAACGCTATATGTAGGGCTTATTTTGCTGAAAAACGGAAGCATTATCCGGAGAATGCGCGTACCCGCCAACACAGTCTTGCTTGGGGATACAATTGCTCAGTTTAATGGATTTGTGAACATGCCTATCCACTTGGATGATGCAGGCACAGGAAACACAACATATACCCTGCGCATCGGCATAGGAACAACAAGGAACAGTCCGGCCGGAGTGTATATGAGTAGGCCGGCTACACCTGCTGAGTATTGGCCTTCTGTAGTTTCAGCATCATTAGCAGTAATGGAGATTAAGAAGTGACAGCGATAGTGGAAAAAGCTACGGGGCGATTTATTAAGTCAATAAGCGCCCCTGACGATGTTGTAGAGATGAATACTCCTGAAGGGTGTCTTGCGGTTAAAGACCCTCCTGAGCCAAATATGTATTATCAGGATGGGTGGGTAGTAATGCCCACTCAACCATCCTCATACCACATATTTAATTACGATCTAAAGGATTGGATCGACCCGCGCACCCTAGATGAAATCAAGGCTCAGAAATGGGCCGAGATTAAAGCCATGCGCGACCAATTGGAGTTTGGCGGCTTTGAGTTTGATGGCGGTATTTATGATTCAGATCAGGTTTCTCAGGGTCGAATTATGGGCGCGGCTGCGGCTGGGTTAGATCAAGTATGGACTCTAGCGGACAACACAACAGCCGAGTTAAGCGCATCACAATTGCAGCAACTCTATGCGGCATTGCAAGCCCACATTGCAAGCGTTCACGAAAGAGGGCGTATTGCAAGACAGTTAATCTTTGAAGCTGAAACTAAAGAACAGGTTGAAGCAGTTAATTTATAGCACCTTCGGGTGCTTTTTTATTACCAAAATTTAGGGGGCACAATGTCAAATGACTATTCATCTGATCCACCAGTAGCAACAGCAGGGCAGCTTCTTGCCATCTCAGACAAGATCAATGACATATCTAAAAGCATGGATAAGTTAGCTGAAATGCCCCAAAAGCTTGATCGCATGAATATGCAGTTAGAGCAACTCAATAAAGAGCATCAGCAGACCCGGAATGACTTAACTCAGACTCGGGACAATCTGCAAGATGACTTAGATCGAGCCAAGTCGAACTTCAAAAGCGAGATCAAGCAAGTCCGAAATGAGATTGATCCGAAGTTTAAAGAAATGGATATGCAGATCAGGGTGCTACATGAAAGCAAAACCAAGATTGATAACACCACAAGTCTTGTGCGCTTTGGTGGCATTTTCTTGGCTGGATTGTTTGTAGTCGCATGGAATACTCAAACATCCAAGACAGACACGGTAAACACTCAGACGATGACAAATAGCCAGTCCATCCAAGTCCTTGAAAAACAATCTGACCAACTCTTAAGAACGGTTGAAGAAATTCGCAACAAATTATATGAGCGAAATATGAGAGAGGAAAAATGAAACTCATCCCCGAAAATGTCTGGAAATATTTATCTGTAAAGCTCCCAATTATCGGAGCTTTTTTATTGGGTGTGCTTCCTGTTTTAATTCAAGAAGGCATCAACACGCAGCTTATCCCTGCTGAATACCATGCTATTTTACTTTCAGTGATTTTACCGGCACTGGCGTACATTGGCCGTAAGATTGCACAGCCTAAAGCTAAAGGTGACACATGAATATCAAGAAGCTGCAAAAGGCAGTAGGTGTACACGATGACGGTATTATTGGCCGTGACACCCTGACTGCAGTATTTAAAAAATTAGGTGCCAGCCAATCACGTGCTGAAGAACTCGGCCTTGCTGCCAATGTTCACATGCGGACCTATGGCATCTTGGATAATTCACTTCGTCTTATTCACTTCCTTTCACAACTGGCGCATGAATCTGGCAACTTCCGATACATGGAAGAAATTGCATCAGGTGCGGCGTATGAAGGTCGAAAGGATTTAGGTAATACACAGGCAGGCGATGGCAAGCGGTTTAAAGGTCGTGGGCCAATTCAATTAACTGGCCGCGCAAACTATCGCAAGTATGGCCAGCAGCTCGGCATCGACTTTGAAAACAATCCTGAGGTTGTGGCCATTCCAAGCATCGGTCTTATGGTGGCCTGCAAGTTCTGGTCTGATAATGGCTTGAATGCCTTGGCTGACAAAGATGATGTGCTGACCATCACACGCCGCATCAATGGTGGCACTAATGGTCTGGCAGATCGTAAAGCGCACTTATTAAAACTAAGAGCACTTGTTTAATAAAATAGATAAATGCCCTCAAATGAGGGCTTTGTTTTTTACTTTAATAAATAATTATTGGATGCACAGCTTATTCAATTAGGCGAATGTGAGAATAGATATGATTAAGATTGCTCAAATATATTTGGCTGTTTGATTATATCTGAGATGGAGTCTGGAATAATTATACTTTTCACCAAAGGAGTTAATAGTTCCTGATTTTCATAGAAATCGAAAACAATTCTAAACTCTGCCTCTTTTTTAAATCTATCAGGTTTTAGATATTTGATATCTCGAAAGATATCCATAATTTTATCTTTCATAGAATCCATATTGTGATTATCTAAATACAAGCTTCTATCACTATAAATAATATCTTGCGAATGACTTTTAATTGTCAAATTACCTACATTAACATCCTGTTTAGTAAAGATTTTTTCTCTATTAGCAATTCTGTTTTTAACTTCATTAAATAATGAAACCTCTAATAACTTGATTAACTGCTGTTTTTTAAAAAAACTGACATACCAATAGTCATCATAGTCAGGGAAAATAGTGGTAGATTCTTCATGAGAGTTTAATTTAGAGATGCAAAATATAAATCTATTGTTATTAATCCAGCTATATTTTCCATCATAATCAACTCTTATATAGTTTTGATAATTATCTTTAAAATGAAGGTGTTTAATGTGAGCACTCAGATGGCTATTGTGGGAATAGTTAAGAAAGTTAAATAAATCAGTTTCAATATATTTGTCTTTTAGATCAAAAAAGATATCAAAAAAACCTTCTTCTTTATCCAGAATTTGTAAGCTCTCAGTCTCTCTATATTCATGGAGAGTACCAATTTTAATAGTTTTCGAATTTTTAACATTATATTTCCGATTACAACTTTTCACTAAAAACATTTTAAGAAATCTGCCTTAATATAAACCACATAAATTTAACATCAATCAATTCTCCCAAACCTCAATCCCCATCTAGATTCCTTCCTAAAAATCCTTCCATTCTTAATCGTGTGCTCTATGTAAAAGCAGGTCCATGTTTTCATTATTATCCCCTAAGCCCATTTCTTAATCGTTGTGCAACCTCGGTAGCAGTTGGATTGTAGTAGGTATTCACCAGAATATTAATATCCGTATGTCCGGTAATCTTAGCTAGATCGGCTGGGTTTTGAATAATCTGAGCCATACGTGTTGTGGCCTCATGTCGCAAGTCATGGAACCGCAAATCATGAATATCACATTTATCCCGGTATCGTCTAAATAAAGCCGAAAGGGAATCTGAATCAATACTCAAAACACGTGGACTATTCATGCCTTTAATGTGGCGCAGCAATTCTTCAGCACGTTCGGATAGGGGAATATTTCTGGTTAGGCCGTTTTTGGTGTCTGGCAGATGCACATACATTTTATCAATGTGAACATTCTTCCAGGTCATTGCTGTGATTTCACCAAGGCGCATTGCCGTCTCAAGTGCAAACAGCATAGCCCATGCAACTTCTTGCCCTTTGGTTTTAGCCGGCTCACCTTCAACATAAGAGCAGGCATTTAAAATAGCCTCAATCTCATGATCTGCTGCACGTCTATTTCGCGGTGGCGGCAGCTTTGGTCGAGACACTGTAGTAAGGGGAGAGGAGTGCAGCCAGCCCAATTCACGGATGCAGCAATGCAGCACAGCACTAAGCAATTCCATTTCCCTTGAAACAGTTGTAGCGGTTACATCCTTGATTCTGGCATCGCGGTATTTCACAAAATCAAATGATTTAAGATCTGTCAGGTTTTTGGATACCAACTGAGGATTGTCACGCATCAATTTTCTTAAGCGCAGGGTTTCCCATCTGGCACCTTTCTTTTTAGGTGTAACATTCTTAAGATAATACTCAATAGCTTCTTGATAGGTGTGTTTAGGTAATTCACCTTTTGATGCCTTGGCCGCATCCTTAAGTTCAATAATTTTACGAGCTGCCCACTCTAATGCTTCTTTTTCTGTATCATGGGTGGAGGTGTGGCGCTTGTTTTGATGATTGACGCAAATACGCCAACTATCACCGCGCTGAATAGCCTTTGGTATCTTCATAATGTCGTGGTGCAGATTTGGTGCAAATCAGATGTTTAGATGATGTATTAAATCACATTACAATACATTCTAGTACAACATTAATTTATTAAAAATCAATGGTTAAAATAAAAACCCTTACAGAATAAGGGTTTCAATTTAATGACGATATGCTCTCTATCCCCACCATCATATTAAAGCAAGGCGAGTGCCTTGCTTTTTTATTGCCTGAAATTTGGCAAAGCCGTTGTTATTTATGCTGTATTCTATTTTGAGTTCATGCACTGGCTCAGACATTATTTATCAATAATAGTTTCAGCATTCTGAATGTCCATGCTGATCAAGATTAGAAGGTCATTTGAGTTTTAATTTGAAATATTGGAATTGAATCGAAATGATTAAAAATAACGAATGGGCGGTCATATCCTAAAATGAATCAAATTTTCGGCATAAATTTTATAAAAAATTAAAAAATAGAACTAACTGTTTATTTTATGGCGGAATAGACTGTGATCGCTTGTAAAATCGCTTGTCAATGCCGGTCTATCTCTATAATATACACAGCCATTGGGGACGTGGCGAAATTGGTAGACGCACTGGATTTAGGTTCCAGCGCCGCGAGGTGTGAGAGTTCGAGTCTCTCCGTCCCCACCAATCGATATTTGGGTAACTGGATATTGGGTGGAAGTAGAGGATTGGTGTAATGGTAGCATGACGGTCTCCAAAACCGTTCGTCAAGGTTCGAATCCTTGATCCTCTGCCAAAGTTTGAAAGAAATCCAACGCTAAGTTGGTACCCTGATGGGGACGTGGCGAAATTGGTAGACGCACTGGATTTAGGTTCCAGCGCCGCGAGGTGTGAGAGTTCGAGTCTCTCCGTCCCCACCATCATATTAAAGCAAGGCTGATGCCTTGCTTTTTTATTGCCTGAAATTTAGTGAACAAAGAAAAGCCCATCGAAATGGGCTGAATAACTGGAGAATAGCGCTGTTGAATCAGTGGAAAGATTAATTTATTTTTCTGCTCTTAAATAGAAGCTATCAGGCTTTTAAGTGATCTTCAAATTCCTCGCCTAGTTGTAGTGCCAGGGCATTACCTGCCAGATCACAGGTCACCAGGCCATATTCTTTCTTGAAGCTGAAACTGAAACCACGATCATCCGCCAGGGTGCGTACCGAATATCCCAATTTTTCTAACCATAGTCGAAATGCAATCAAATTTTTCGCTTTAACCACTTTTTTCAC